AGCAGCAAAGGATGCAACCCCTATCACAATAGAAATGAAAATAAGCGGGTAAACAATTTCGTTGAGCCTTTCCCTGTTTCTTTGGTCTAGTTCTTTGCAATCCATGTTACCACGCCCCCGCTATTTCTCGATTGATTTCCGCCAACTCTTTTTCCTTGCCCGCAAACGTCACGGGCAAATCCAGCTTGTCGATTGCCGAGTAAACCCTGTCTAGTGCTTCGCGATTCTTGCCGCCTGCATTGTCGGCAATAAATTTCGTCCATTGCTCTTGATTGGCGATTTCGCCCGCTTCGATCTTCGCTGCCGCATCGAGGAAGGCTTGCTTGTACGCCGCCCTGATCGATGGGATCGTTGACCGGACAACCGCAGTAACCCCGGCAGGCTTAGATGAATCACCCCCCTCCTTTGGCTGTTGGTTCATCACGTAGAGGACCAAGCCCCCAATGATAACCCAAGGAATCCAATTGTCTTTTTTCGCTGCCATCGTCACTCCATTTCGCCCCTGCCAACTCACCGAGCCCCTATTTGCTTGGTAAAGTTCGGGTTGGCTAGGGGTTATTCGTCGTCGTCAAAAGGTTCGCTCAAATCAACTGATTCCGAAGGGCTTTCAACCTTGTTTTGCTGCCACCAAATCCAGAGTTTCAAAGCGATCTGGATAAGCAAAAACAACGTAGCCGGATCGATGCCGACCGGCATTTCGGGATGGGTCGCAAAGAGAAGCTTTTGAGCATCCTCATCGCCGTCAACCGCCTGCTTTACGAGCTTGGCAACTTCGGCGTCGGTCTTGGAAGCGATCCAGATTTCCCTAGCCGCTCTGCGTGCTGCGAATCGGTCTGATAGTTTGATTCGGCTCAAGATGCCACCTCATCGGGCTTAGGCAACGGTCGGACTGAATCGCCAACGATCCAAGCTCCGATAACCCAAACAAGTTGCTGGATCTGATCTTCGGACAACGGTACTTTGTCCTTGAGAATCACAACGGCAATCGTAGCCGCCGCCGCCCAAAATCGCTTGCTTTTGACAAGTTCGCCTAAGTTCATGGTTTTTCTCCTTTGTCAACATCTTATCCACCGTTAGGGGGCTTGACAATCACCGACGCCCCGAATTTCGCTTTTGCCGCTTCGGAGCCACCGGCTTGGACTTTGGCCGCCTTTTGGCTTTGCGAGGCAGGAATAGCCCTAAATGCTCGTTCATAGCCTCGAAAATCAGCCCGCTTAGGGTCATATCCATCGCTGCCGCTTGCTTGTTCCATGCCGCCCAGGCCTCCTCGGGCTGCGAAATGTTCTTGCGTTTCATCATTGGCCTGCCTTGTTTCTCAAGTCCTCGATCCAAAACTGCCCCGGGTCAAAAACATCCGCCGAGTACACCGCCACGCCAAGAGCCGCCCAGTAGTGGGTAGCGACGCCGTAGAGCTTGCCGGGTTGTTTCTTGGTCCCAACCGGCCCAAACCGATCGATAAGGGCCTGCCTTACGTTGGCATCTTTGGCCCGCATCGAATTGCATAGGTGTAGCTTAACCGCTCGGCGCGGGACAAGTCGCAAGGGTCTTTCGAAGTCTGAAAGCAACGATGCAAACCAGCCGATACCTGCCACGGTGCGAAATGTTTCTTGACCTACCGCCATGCCGAAGCATTCTATCCATTCGATGGAAACGTGGTCAACTTCGCGAAGCAAGCCTTTGAGCCCGTATGTAGTGATCCGAAACGCTGGTATGGATTCGAGCCGGATAACCTTTTCGGTGCCCGCATCCCACCAAACAAACGCACTTTCGAACGGCCCGGGGTCAATGCCTAAATAGATCATTCGCCAAGCTCCTTTCGTCGCTTGCGGTCGGCTCTAATAACCGCCCGAACAATTTGATAGTTGCGATCAAGGGCCTTGGCGTATGTCGTTTGTTTAATGCGGTTGCGATAATCATCCGCCTTCCGGCCAAATATTGCACGCCGACAGATTTTCCTTGCTTGCCTGAGTTTCATTCGCCCACTTCACTTTCCTTTTTTTCTTTAAGTTTTTCAATCGCGGTACGATAGGCAACGGATTTACCTAGCTGGTAGTTAGCTGAATCTGCGTCACCAGTTGGTATTATCTTATTCATTCGGGTTATTGCCTCAAGCCGAAGCTCCTCAAGGTACTCAATAAATTCTTTGCGTTTCATTCGCCCACCTCCTGAATCAATCGATCCAAATACCATCGAGCCTTTTTCAAATCATCGACGCCGCCCTTTTTTGGCCATCGCCAAAGGTACTTTATGACGTTGCCCCAAACGTAGCCGATAAAGCCATCGCCCGTTGCCGCCTTGATAGCCTCGATACACTCAATGCCGCCTTGCTTGTAGTGGCTAGGGTTGATGGGGTCGCTAGTTCGCCCCCTTGCCTCCATGATGCCCTCGACAAACTGATCGACATTCACGCCATCCATGCAAGGGCTAGGGGCTAGGGGCTCGCTCGAACTATCCGGGATTTCCGGACAGTTGGATTCAGGCTCGACGGGATGATCATCATGCTTGACGCCGCCGAGCTTGTACGAAACCTGTTCGCGCACCGAATGCCTTACAGTTATCGGAAATCCTTCGATTTCGTTGATCGCCTCGACAACGCCTTGACGCCCAGACCACGAAACAACCCTGTCTCCAACCTTGAATTCGACGGGATGATCATCATGGTCTTGATTGGCAGGTCGGCAGTCGCTTGACGGAAGATATAACCCATTGCTGCCAGTGAACCAAAAATTGAACCACCCAGGTCTATCTGCGTCGGCGTTTCCGACTGTGGCCCGAACCCAAACCTTATCGCCTACTTTGTAGCTACTCACCTTGCACCTCAATTCCTTTGCTGTACTTCGCAACCAATTCGGTTCCGTCGATCATCTCCGCTTCGGGTCGGCAGTCCGACTTAATCGCAATGACCTCTTGGCAATTGCAGTCTAGCTCCATGTATAGGCTCGATGGGCTATTGTGTACCACCGTAGCCCGCACCCAAACGACATCGCCTTTTGCGTAGCTCACTTGCCCGCCCTCCTTGCTTCGTGGGTCTTGTTTGTCAATTTCGTGATCCATTTCCTAAGCTCCTTGTTTCTTGCTTGTAGTAACTTCACCCGCATTTCCAACCGGTACACTTTGTCCCGGAGGTTGCGGGTCTTTTCGTCGTCGGTCATCGTAAATCCAGTTCCATATCATCGAGCCTAGTAAGCTCTGGCGTAAGCCTGATCTGTTCGCCTTGGTCGCTTGCTAGCTGGACAACAATCCACCTGCCGCCAACACGTTTCTTTCTTGTTTCGCAGCACCATTCCGCTGACTTTTGCGATCCGTACCACCCATCCATTCGCCCTGTATCCAAATCAAGCACTAAGTAATTCACGCTAGAATCCTCCATTGTAATTAGTCAACTCCGATCCAACCTTAAATTCCCGGTCCCCGGTCGAGTACACAGCACCGCGCCGCATACTTAATTCCGTCTTGCTCATTTCGCCATCGCGAAACTTGGCTATGTAAACATCCATTTTTTCCGCCGCTCGATCCTCCCGATGCAAAAGCATTACGATATCCGAATCCTCTTCGATCGAACCGGATTCCTTTAAGTGCGATAGCGTTGGGGCTTCACCCTCTGCCGCCCTGCCGACCTGAGCCAATACAACAATCGGTATATTTAACTGCTTGCTCATTCTGCAAATCTCATTGGACACATGCGAGACCTGTAGCCGCCGGTCGCTGATTTCCCTTGGGGCTTTGATTAGCTGAATATAATCAATCACAACTAGCTTGCATCCTCTTCGAGCAATGTCAGTTCTAATCCTGGATTCAATAGCCGCGATGGTAGCCCCTGGTTTATGCCAAAACTCCATCGGACATAAATGGTGGTCCGCTGCAACCTCAAGCATTTCGTTTAGCTGGGCATCCGTGTAGGTCGATTGGTTGATGTCGCTAGCCTTGAGGCTTGTACCCCTGAGCATGAAACGCAATGCGAACTGCCGAAAGCTCATTTCAAGACTGACGAATAGCGTCGGCTCGTTTCGGTCCCTTGCTGGCCTCAATGCAATTTCTGCTCCTACTGCCGATTTACCGATCGACGGCCGCGCCCCGATGGTAATGTACCCCGCTGGCAATCCACCAAATAGCGATTCATCGAGCCTTTCAATCCCAGTTGCAAAAACCGAAGTTGCTTTAGACTGCCGATTCTCTTCGCATTGCTCCAAGAATTCATCAAGCACCAAGCCTAGCCGCTTTTGCTCGACGCCTGCCCCGTCGATAATCGTAGACGCCGCCGACATTTCGCCTGCAAACTCAACCGGGTCGAATTCATCGCCCTCGCATTGCTTCGCTAGATCGTCAATAACGCGCCGAAGCTTTCGCCTCTGAGACGCCTTAGCGACTTGCTCGGCATAGTACTGAACGTGGTGAGGCATCCCTTCGGCCATAAGCTCGACGAGCCTAGAAACGCCCCCTACGAGGTCTAACACCTTGATTCGGTCTAGTTCCGCTGCGATGTTCGTAGCGTTGAGCGGTACTGCTTTTTTTAGCAAGGCCTGAATCGCGAAGAACACTTGCGAAAAACCGATCGAAACAAAGTCGGTAGCCGTCACGTACTCTTGGGCGATATAAATCGCCTCAGGCTTGACAATCAGAGCCCCGATTAGGTTTTCTTCGTCCTTGATGCATCGAGCGGTTTTTTCGGTCATTAGTATTTCCTCAGGTTCGCGTAGGGGTCGACCTTCGGTTTATCCGGCTTGGCCCTTGGGTCTACGTGGCTCGGCTTGATACCCTGCCATTCGTTCGCCGTTGTGAGGTTGATACATGCCAGCAAGTGATCCCGATCGCGGTAGGCTTGGTCCCAGCCACGGCAGACGTTGCCTCTGTCGCGGATTGGATGCCCGATGTTTCTCCGCATTCGCTCCCAGGCTTCGAGGGCTTCGCGCACCTCGGGAGAGTCTAGCCTTGGGGGGATGTCGAATTGGCCGATTGTCTCTTTTGGCTTTCGAGGTTCCTTTGGTGGCTTAGCTGACGGCGTAGTTGCCGCTGGGTCTGGTTTCGGATCTTCTTTTGGTGGCTCGACCGTTCCCCCTGAGGGGGGTAAGGGGGGTTTTAAAAATAACGAATCAGAATCCGAAACAGAATCCGAAACCGTAACCCCCGGTTTTTGTTCGCCGTTTGTTCGAGGTTTGTTCGCCGTTTGTTCCGTTTTTGCTTTCGGTTTGCTTCCGGCTTCGCTGCGCATTTGCGATATCTCCCCGAGCCTAGCCATCCGTCGAGAATACAAAACGCCCCTTGAATCCCTGGATAAAACGCCTTTTCTTTCGAGCTCCTCAATCGCTTTTACCTTCTCGGAACGGTCCCCGCCTGAAACCGCGTCGGCGATATCTTCGTTTGACCTTGGCGATCCGTCCGGCCAAATCAGATAGCCCCGCTCTTTGGACTCGAACATGAAGCAAAGCAAATCGACTAACAAACCCCGAGCAAAAATGGAACAAAACCGCAACTCAGGATCTTTAAGCCAATCGCCCGTAAAAAACCAGAACCCAGGTGATTTTGCCCCAGGGCTTTTTCGCTTTCCGCTGCCGTCGTCGCTGCCGCTCATTTTGGCGTCCCTGTCCAAAAAATCCCCCTCGATGCAAAAAGCGTGGCAGCCAGTGCGCTAGATCGCGCAAAGATGCACCGAGGGGGTTTGTGTTTCTTGTCTAGCTGCCACACTGACGCAATCATTTTAACCATTGTTGAATCCTTGGGAATATGCTGCTTAAGGAAGATTAGGGGGCATCTTCTCGCTGTCCGCGCTCGACTCTCTCCACTCAGTAAGGTCGTTGTTCAAGTAATCAAGCATATCGGCGATGGTCATGCCTTTTTCCGCTGCGTCAATCGCCATCGAAAAGCCGTGCATAAAACCCCTTCGGTAGCTGCGTTCCGATGCCTCGGCAGCATCGCCCCATCTAGGTAAATCACCTACCGGAATCAGCCTAATCTCATCGCTGCCTGTTTTTTCTGTGCTCATCATTTCACCCTCAATTAAAACCACCGAACAACCGCCCCACACGGAGCGTAAAAGAGCCGCCCGCCCTCTCGAACGAGCGACCCTGGGGCAAGTAGCGGAAGTTTCAACGCCACTTGCCAACGGTCGTTTGGGCCGATTAAACCCGGCACGTACCGCGCACCAGTCCGTGAGGAAATTCCTCTTCGCGGGATTCTTGCCAGTAGACAGCAAGCACCTTTGCCGAGGTGGACCAGCCTCATTGGGGTCAAAACAAACTCAACTGCCTTGGCTTCTCAGCCTCAGCGGAAATTCTAGCTCTAGCGATCTCGATGTATTCAGCCTCGCGTTCAATGCCGATGAACCGAAAGCCCTCTGCCATCGCCGCCTTTCCGGTCGATCCTGAGCCCGTGAAGGGGTCTAGAATGATGCCGTTTGGCGGTGTGATAAGTCGGCATAGGTAGCGCATTAGGTCGGTAGGTTTGACTGTTGGATGAGGATTGTGACGCATAACTGCCGCCATAGGGTCGGATTCGCTAAACCCTCGCCCGCTGTCGTTTTTGATTCCCGCCTCAGTCGGCTCCAACGCCCCACACCCTTCGTCCCGGTCGTCGCGGCTTGCTTTAGCACAATAGAAAAATCGTGCTGCGCTGCCGGTGTCGCCGTAGCTTGGAGCCTGTTCTACCGATCCCCATCCACCGCTGTATCCGTTTTCGCCTTTGCGCCCGTTGCTCTTTGCGCCGTCGGCGTCAGGAAACAACGCCAGCACCTCCTCGCTGCCATCGTGCGTAAAATTAGCCGGGAAACGGCCCTCGGGTGGCGTGACGTTGCCTCCGTTTGTCGAAACGTAGTCTTTCATCTGGTAAGTATTTCCCGTCCCCAGGCGGTTACCGCTGCCGCATGGCGTTTCCCCGTTCGCCTCCACCCTGCACCCATCAATATTCAGCCCGCCCGTTCCGTGTTCGAGTACGTTGGCTGCAACGGTCCTGATAGGGGGCTTGCGAAACAGCCACCATTCTTCAGCAGCCGGTTTTAATGCTGTCCCCCATCCTCCCCATTGCTTAGCCGCTTCGGTAGATGGAATCGAAGTGTAGGCATTCCGACCTGATTCATCCCCCCAAGTACCACCACCGTCTCGCTTACCGTTTTCGAGGCGTAGCAGTCGATCACCCCCTCGTTTGAGTGGGCCAACCTCACGTTCTGCCCCTGCCGCCTTGTCGATCGCTTTCGATACGTCGAGGCTTTTAGGAAACCCCGAGCCAAAAACGTGGTAGATTTTATCCCTTGGCTGCCATCCCGCGTCCTCCCACGCCGTCCCGGTCCAGTGGCTAGTCCGAGGAATCGCCCATACCAACGCATGGCCTCCGGGCTTGATTACCCGCAGGCATTGATCGGCAACTGATTGCATCCATTGAATCCAGTCGGCTTTGCCGCCCTTGTCCCGGTCCCACTCGCGGTTCATGAACGCGATTCCCGCAGGAGGATCCGTCACAATCGCATCGACCGAGCAATCCGCAAGGGTCTTGAGTACGTCGAGGCAATCGCCCTGGTGTAGTTCAAATTTCATCGAGTAGCCTTTCTAGAACTTCCATCTGCCCAAAATCTCAACCAGCAAAAAACCCAACGCCGTAAGCTCCCCGCCGATGATGAGCGTCAGCAAGTACCATCCGTTGAGCCGGTCGATTTTCCGCTCGATCCGGTCGAGTTGGCTTTCGTCGTCAGGGGGTTGGTAGGGGTTCATGGGCTTTCCTTCTCGACATAAGCAACACCTCGACCAGGAATAAGGCTGATCGTCGCTTTGCCGGTCTTGGAGTCCCAAGTATTGATGCGAAGCAAAAAAATCCGATTCGTCTCGTTAGCGAGCTTCCAAAAATCGTCGACGGATATTGTCGTCTCAATCTCAAGTTGACGCGATCCGACATCGTGTATTTCGACTACTTGCTTGATGTGGTTCATTTACCAATACCTTTCCTTTGCGTGACCTCTGACAATCATTCGAGCATTGATCGACGATGGGGCAAGTGTTTTCGGCGGTAGGTTTGCTCGAAGGTCGCCGAGGTCGCTGTACAACACCGCCAGAAACCGACCGTACTTATCGCGCTTGGCCTTTGTCTTGTGCTGTAGCGTCTCAATGTAGATCGCCTCAAGGGGCTGCAGTACCTCCCGTAGCCACGCCTTCGCCTCTTTGCCCTCTGAAGTGTTCATCTCCGGTGCATCGATGCCGTAGAGCCTAAATCGCTCTTTGCGCGATGTGTCGAATCCCAGGTCGATCATAAGCTCCACGGTATCGCCATCGACTTCACGGATTAATTTGGCTTTGTAGATGTAGATCAAAATGCCACCTCTTCCTTTCGTTTCGCAATCAACGCCCTGGCGAAAATAAGACCGTGAGTATAAGCCACGCGAGCCAATTTCGTTTTTTGGCTGTCGTTCTTTCCGTCGATAGCATGCACCCTAGCGATCTCCGCATCAATCCGGTTTAGGATTTCTTGGTCGGTCATTATAGCCCCTCCCCTTCCTCGACTTCGAGATCGATTTCGATGAGGGCGAAACCAAACTTTTTAACTTCCTTGATCGCCTCAGCTTTGCAGAGAAATGTTTCGGTTGATCCGCTTGGGTAAACCGCAATCCACCTTTGCACCAGAATCGTTTTCTTTGGCGGTGGGGCTAGGTTGCGTGTGTTGTTTACCCCTAGAAATAAATCGCCCGCATATCGCCCGTTGAGGTGCCATGCCGCAGCAACCCAATATGGCCCCACGTTTGAGGGATTGCGAATTCGACCCGTATAGCGACATTCCTCCTGCCCCTCATTGATCGCATCGATAAACGCCTCTTCCCCGTTGGCCAGTGTGACCGGCCCTTTTTGCCATTTGTTACTCATAGCCCCTCCCCTTCCGTGACTTCGCGATCGATTGGGATGAGTGCGAAACCTCGGACGTTAGCTTCCGTAACCGCAGTGTCCTTGTCGCTGTATCCAAAGTAAAGAGTTTTGCCGTTAGCGAAAACAACCAGCCACCCTCGCACCCGCACCGTTTTCTTCGGCGGTGGGGCTAGGTTGCATTTGTGGTCGGGCTCGGCGTACATTGTTGGGTTCGAGGCGCTAGCGTGCATGAGCCGTCCGCTAGCGTGCCATCCCGCAGCAATCCACAGACCTGGAAGATAAAGAATTCTGCCGACGTATCGCCAGTCCTCTTGCCCCTCGTTGATCGCGTCAACGAAAGCCTCGTCGCCATTGGCCAGTTTAACCGGCCCTTTTTCCCATTTATTCATTCTTGCACCTCCATTAAATCAAAAATGCTTTCCTTCCCGACCAAATACCGCCCATCGCTCCGCCAAGTTTCCCAAGCCCAGTCTGCCAAATCTTCGCTTGGCGGCTCGTTGCTGTAATTGCCGACCTGCCCGCGTAAATCGTGGAACTCGGCTTCTCTGTCGATCTCTTCGATGCCGCGCACCCAGTAGCCGCCGCGTGTCGTTGGTTGCCATTGTCGCATCATTACAGCACCTCGATTTTGCGAAAACGGGTCGTCAATTCGCTGGCGAAAAAATGGTAGTAATCGCCGTCGATCTTAACTACCACGTCGGTTTTTTGAGCCGCCGCGAAAGCTTCAAACATGGCTTTCCCTAGCTTGTCTTTTGCGTCCTCTGCTCGCTGAAACTCAAGGACTGCCGCCCGCAACGAATGAGCCGCCAGAGCCAAATCAACTCGCACCTTCGCGGGGCTAGGGGCCTCTGGCTCGATGGGGAGTAGGTCGTATAAGCTTTCGGAGTCCAGGTAAACCCTGCCGTCTTCGGTCCACTGCACGTAAATCACGAATCCTGAGTCCTCAACCTCGCCGCGTATCGGGAAATCCGAATCGGGGTCTCTGGTCGTGATCCGATATTGAAGCCCGCCCCTGGTGTTTGCTTTCCATTGTGTCATTGCTCAACCTCATAAAAAGATCCATGAAACTCAATACGTTTGCCCGCTTTGGTTTTGTAGCTCATGCTGTGACTGAAACTACCAATTCGCGTCAAGTCTTGGTAGTCGATGCCGTCGAAATGGACTGTGTAGCGTTGGGGGTCGCTGGGTTCGGCGTAGTAAGACTCTGCAAGCTTCAGCGAAGTCGAGCCGATCCCTGCCGCTATGATAATAAAGAGTACAGACGCCCCGATGTAGTCAATTGCTTTGCGTTTCACTGCGTCACCTCTGCGCCAATTGACGCCTGAATCACCCCCTGTATATCCGAAACACCTACGCCGCCGTTCTTGCACGCATGCAAACACGTTCTGCGTATTGCGCCGCAGCCTGGTGTCTGATGTGACCCGCTGATTCTAATATCAACCATAATTTCAATAACCTCGAATCTATCGGCAAACAAAAAGGGATTGCGTTCCGTTTCGCCGCAAAGACGGCACTTGTAGACGAAAACCCAGTCTTCTTTAGTTTCGCTCACTGCGTCACCTCAAAGCCTTCGCCGTTAAACACCAGTACGCGCCCGTTTGGTAGCTTAATTTCATCGCCGATCTCGATCACTCTTCGGCGAATTAAAACCGGCTTGCTCTCGACAGTCTCCACCGGCTCAAGGTAGTCCTCCCGGAAACACCAAATTCCAATACCCTCAAGATTGTAAAACGTGCCTTCAGCCTCTATGATCGGGATGTTTCGGATGACACCAGCAAAGCCAATATGAGGCTCCATTTCCTTGCCCCAGTGCATCGCCGGCCTTTCCTTTGGCCCAACCACCTTGACCGTCTGCCCAACGGAAAACTTCGCAACCGGCTCGATGCGTCGGCGATACCAAACGTCCTCGTCTTGCTGTTCGCCTCTGCACGCCCTACGAGAAGGCAACCAGTCTTTGCTCTCAACTCCCCACCAATCATCCTCTGGTTGCAGTTCCTCCGGTGGAAACTTCTCCAGCAACCTCCACCCCGGCCCTGGATCGGGCTTGTTGGCGTACCAAGAGGGCTCGCGGTAGACTTGGCAGAACTTATGGCAAAGCCCTCCGCGCGAGGCCCACGGCAGCCTATCTCGCTCATTAAACCTGCTCCATCCAGCAAGCACCGCTATTTTCCAATGGCCTGTTTCCGAATCCCGAAACCTAGCCTCCACCGTCTCCCCTGCCATCACCCGCGCAACATCGTCAGCCGTTGCGTTTTCCCAAAAATCTTCGATTCTTTCGTTACTCATTATTCTAGCCCCGCAAATTTTCTGAGTTCCTGAACTTCCTCTGGACTTGCCGACCCAGGGTCGTCTGCGTCCAGAGTTACTTGCAGTGTTTCCCCTGGAAACACTGCTAAATCGCCAGCGAGTCGCGAAGCGACTCGCTGTGCGTCCGACGAATTGTCGAAGCAGATTATCCTACGAGGATAACCTGCCATCAGTCTAACCTGCTCTTGCGTGTACGCAAGACCGAAGGTACAAACGGCTCCATCTCCGATGTTCGCCATGTCGAAGAACCCTTCTACCACAATGATCGTGTTGGTACAAGTTTCTGCTCCGAAAAGTATGTCCTTTTCGGACATACTTTTCTGGTCATCGGCAGCGGTCTTGTACCGCTGTCCGTCTACGGCTTCTCGGAATCGAATGGTCCAAGAGACGGGTCTGCCGTTAAACGTAATCGGAATGAAAATTCCCTTGGGTAGTCCCGTGAAAGGGCCGATTGACCTAAGGGCATATCGCTCTGCAATTCGATCAGCGTCCAGTCCCCGGTTGAGCAAGTACGCTCGATCTCGTTGACTAAGGGCCATAAGGCCCGGAGGGGGTGTGTACTGTCCATACCGGGCAAGGCTGCTGCTAATATCCGGTGTAGCGAAGGCTCGGAGATGTTTGAGGGCATCTAGGTTTTCCCTAGTCAGAATGCGAAGTGTGTAAAGAACGTCTTTCTTCCCGCACTTGTAGCAGTTTGCGCAGGAGAAATCGTTTTTGATCCCCAAGTGGTTCTTCTGCCCGTGGCAGAAGGGACACTTGGTGTTGGTCCAGCCCAGACGATAGTGCGTATCGTCTGGGCTTGCGACCGATATGTTATGCCTTTGGAGCAGATCCGTGGGTGTCATTGTACTCGTTCATCAATCGGACGAAGGGTAACGATTCACCCTGGCTCTTAGCAATTCCATGCAGGAATTGCTGAAACTTTGGGTGGTTGACCTCGAACTTGCGGAACTTCGGCGAGAAGGTTCCGCAGATTCGCTCGAACCACAGGAACGCAAACTCACTTGCCGGTGGCAAGTGAGTCACTAGCGTCTCGGCCACCCCCGTCTTTTGTTTCAAGTATGAAACAAAAGCGGTGTAGGTGTCCATGCAATGCTGGATGTACTCAAGGCCGATTGTGTTCTCCAGGCGGCCCAGGACTTCCTGGGCCGTCTCGGTGATCGGGTAGTCGTCCAGCGCATTCTTTTGCCGAGACAGCAATTCCTTGAACGAATGCCGAAACAAAGCACTGGTGATGTTCTTGACTGACTCTGGCTGCTTTCGCAGCCACGTCAACATCTTGTCGATGTCGGCGTAGCTGTAGGTTTTGAGCAGTTCGTTGAAGTCCTTCAACGAACTGTTCTGGCCCCCGCTGACCTTGATATGCTTCCGGCGAAGCCGGACAGCAGGGGACTCAGTTTTCGGTTGGTCGGGTTCAGGAATCAGTGGCATAGTTCGCAGGTGGGTGAAGGTTTCCTTTGTCGTCGCGAGTCCATCCGTTGAGGATTTTCTCGATGTGTTCTCGGGTGGCTTCGGGGTGGTTGTTGTCCCATGCGTCTTGTAGATCGACTTCGTATTTCCGTCCCGGATAAAGCTCCGTCTCGTCTGGTTTAGCGCACTGGACCCTCACAACCATACCGCAAATATCAATTCGCACAGACCACGGGGTGACATGAAGCCACGTAGGGCTATACCACGGTTGTAGCTTGGTTATGATCGCGTCGGCGATGAAGCCGCTTGGGGATACTTTGCTTTTGGTCCTACCCATTTTGAGCTTCCAATTGTTTGAGTTTCGGTTGTAGTTGTTCCAACGAGGATCGCAGTTTTCTGCGATCCTCGATTTCCTGCTTCCTGGCTTTCTTTAGGCGTTGCACCGGTACAAAGAGCTTTTGGCCTTCGTCCAAAGCTCTTTGCAATACCACCGCCATGAGATCCTCGACTGTGCAATCCAGTTGGATTGCCAGCGTCTTGATACCCGTGACCAACTGCTCGGGCAGTCGGTTCACGGTCAAAGCTCTAGTGCTTAGTTTTGTGGGGTCGCTTGTTGCCACTGAGTAGTCCTCCTGTTTCTGATAAAAGTAAATCCAACACAGGCATCGTCGCGGCCTGTCGGCCATCGACGATGCTGTTCGCAACCTGTTGCTTGGTCTGAATCGCCTTGCAGATACGTTCTTCGACCGTATCTGGCACGACGAGGTAGTAAATGTCGCAGGTTTCCTTCTGGCCGATTCGGTGAACGCGATCTGCTCCTTGGGCCATCACCGCAGGTGTCCACCACATCTCGGCGTTGGCAATCGTGCTTGCCGCTGTAAGCGTCAAGCCGACCCCCGCTGCCTTGATGTTCCCAACCAGAAGTCTGCATTGTGGATCGGTCTGAAACCGATCCACAATGCCCTGTCGTTTCTTCGTCGGAGTCGAGCCGTCGATGACGACGACGTTTTCCTCCGGCAAAATTCTACGCTTGAGAACGTCCACCATTTGCGTATGCACCGCAAAAAGGATCAACTTCTCTTTAGAGTTGTCACGGAAAAACTTCCGTGACCAATCCACCACGGCGCGAGCCTTGAGTCGGCTCGTAAGCCTGAGCAGAATGCCGAGCCGTGTGACGGCTTCGGCTTTCTGCGCGCTGGTGACGCTCCCGTACTTACTGTTCTGAGCCAGCCATCCCATGAAGTCGGCCTCGGCGGCGTCGAGGTCGCTTCGGTCGTCCAAGTGCAACGGGACGACGATCATCTTCTTCTCGGGGAGGTCGAGTACGTCCTCTTTGAGTCGTCTGAGCATGAAGGGTTTGATCTTCTCATGGAGTTCCCCCAAGTTGGTCGCGCCCTTGTATTCCCACCCCCAATGCGTCTTACGAGGCTCGCAGTAGCGAGTCGCGTAAGCCTGCCAAGCAGGGAATAGCTCAGGTCGAATGATGTTCAGGATCGGCCAGAAGTCGGCAGGCCGGTTCATCACCGGCGTGCCTGACATTCCGATCACCTTGGTCGTCAGACGGCTAAGGTACTTAGCCGCCTTGGTCCGCTTGCTGGCCCGGTTGCTGAGGTTGTGGACCTCGTCAAAAGCGATGCACTTCCACTGATAGCGGCCAAGTAGTGGCCGCTGGTCGTAGAGGATGTCGTAGTTGACGATCACCGCCTTGGGCAGTTCGTCGGGCAGAGTCGCAAGCGACTTGCCCTCGACGACCAACGAGTCGGCATCAGCCCACATCTTGAGTTCGCGCTGCCAGTTTCCCTTTAGGGAAGCTGGGCAGACGATCAGTAGGGGCCAGAGACTTTGGCGAGCAGCCAAAGTCGCGACTTGGGCAGTGTTGTGCGTCAATATGTACTGATCTGTCACATACAACTTGTCCTCGGCGGCCACGCTGATGCAATACGAATCTGCCGGACACTCCAAGCGTTCTATGCTAACCAACCTGCGACTAGGCAATGCCCTCGGGCCTGGGACATATCTGCCAGCCTTTCGGATAACACTAAATGGGAGGATGCCCGCAGGGAGTCGCAAACATACACAAAACTCTATAGGCTTCCCTTGGTGGCTTCTATCGTATTGATGGAGTGTTGCCACCCCACCTAAACTTTGAACAAGAGTCACTATATCCCTAGCTAGTCTTGGGGAAATTGTGGAATAGCTTAGCCTGTTTCGTGTTTTGGATATGCTACCATCACAATCCATCAATCCTTGCAGAAGGCTTATTCGATCCTTAGCCGATGCTTCTAGGTATACCTTAGGTATGAATTTATCCACGCTCTTGCAGTTGAGTTCAAGTTGCTCTACGGAATCTCGTAGTGCTACTCTGTAACCTATGCGAGTTACAGTGCCTCGTGTCTCGACATTGCCCTGGAATACATTCCCAGTCGCATCGCCAGACAATCGTTGTTGCACACAAGGCCAATCTACAGTACCTACAGTCAATACCATCTGCCTACCGCCCAAACTCCCGTTTGCTATTAAGCATCCAAGGAAATACGGGTCTATTGGTAGTTCTGATTGTGTTTGTGTGCCCACAAATGGATTTGTAAGCATCGGAAGGTAGTAGGTTTTCTTGGTTGTTTCGAGATCATCGAGGAACTCCAAAGTAGTTTTAACCACTCTGGTTTTTGCTTTTCCGCCTTTCCAATAATCCATTGCCCACAGATGCTCTGGCCCTGCTTCGCAGGTAGAGCCATCATTGAATGTGAGTCTATAGACATCCTTTACGCCTTGCGGAAAGACTCCTGTAACCTCAGTAAAGTCGCCGTTTGATCCGACAACTCTATCTCCAACTTGCAGACGGCCTATTGGAAGCCACCCATTGTTGGTCAATACGAGGGAGTACCAGGGTTGTTGTTTTCCCAAGCCCTGCTCGTCTGCAAGTAGAATTCCGCCGTGGACTTTCGCCATAAAGTCCACGCCTTGTTCTTGGTAGGGGAACAGTTTTTGCTTGGTAGCCATCTATTCCTCGAACACTTCGGCGGAGAACCACTCAATGAGCTTCACAGCCGCATAGGCTGCGAAGCAAATCCCGCAGGTGGAGGCTACGCAGTAGCCGACTTCACTCCAATCGATCATCCTCGCACTCCTTGAGCTAGTCCAGCTTCTTTGGGTTTCACAAGTTCTTCTCGGAGGACGCGAACGTCCTCCGGGGCTTCAATCTTGACTCGGACTCGCTTTCCGCGAACGACAACAATCGTGACTCGAATGTCGTCGCCAATCGTTATGGATTCGTTGGGATGTCGAGTAAGGGACAGAGCAGGCATCTTTAACCTCAATGATTTCGTATAGAACAGGTTTAGGGGAACTGCATCCTGCTGCGACAAGCAGCAGGATGGGTAGGTATCGGAGCATGGTTCGACTATCTTCGATCTTGCGGCGGGGGTATTGGTTCTTTTGTTGGCATGGTTACACTCCTTCCAATCCCAGCAACCTAGCCGCTTCGCGAGCGTTTGCTAGGGACACTGTTTGAGCTTTCCTGTTGAACGGGGACAATTGCTTTTCGATCTCTCGGATGATCCGCTGGACTTCGATGTACTCTAGGTACTGATCCTCGCTATCCCAAAGCCTTCCGGGCGAGGAGTAACCTTCCCCGTAGACATCCCTCCAATTTTCGGATGTCAAGTCGAGCCGGTAGCCGTTGCTTAGGGTTGCCCACTTTCGCCCTACTTTCGTGACTGACACCAAACTGTCTTTGCCGTGTCTTTTCTCCCTGCGGGAGAAAAAGAAAATCGCTCCGACGACGCAGGCTTTTGGACTTTTGCTCACGATTACACTCCCTCCAAAACAGAATCGAACGCCTCGGCGATTCGATTCTTGCCCCAACCCGCTTCGACAAGAGCGTTTTCAACGCTCTTGCGAATCGTCTTGTGTTTCTTGCCGCTCGCGGCAAGATCCAAAGCAAGTCGAACCACCACCGACGAATCGTCGTCGGAGCTTCCTTCGGGACAAGCCGCCGTGTTCCCACAAACCTCGTCAGAATTGCTCTTGACACAGGCTCGGACTTTGCGGGACCGCAAAGTCGTGATGATCTGGCGGCTCACCACCATGTAGATGTACGTCTGGAGTTTGGCCTTTTCGGGGTCAAATCGTGAAATTCTCTCGGAAACAGCCAAATATCCATCAGAAATCGCATCGTCGATGTCCACGTTGTACTTCCGAGCGATGGTGATGGCGAAAACTTTGGCAAGGTGATAAGCATCGGTATAATCAGGCATAGTAACCTCCTGGGGAATGAAACAACTGTTCAAGTAGCTTATCGTCTTGTTGCCTTGTTGCAATGACAACTTCCCAGATTTCGGATCAAAATGACCAAAATAAACAAAAATTGCAACCTCGGCGACGTAGTTCGAGTGGTCTTTGACGACCACGCCGTGGGCGCGCAACACATTGTTTTTGAGGTCTTTGGTCGGGTTTTGCGGAAGGATAGGCGATCATTTGTGATCGCCTGTTGGAAGTACGCTGACTCAGACGAGCATGAACAAGACGCAAACGTGACGGCCTATACGATTCTCCGCGCAGCGGTGAAGTCAATCGAAGTCCTAACCCCCAAAGAACCATGCCAATCCCCCACCACAAGATCGAAGATGACGGCAAGCAACTCCCCCCGAAAGCGTGCAAGTTCTGCTCCTGGACATCCGGCGGTGGCAAGAACCGCGAATGCCGATACAGCCCTCCCCGAGCCACCGGATTCCCCAAGGTCCGACACGACGACTGGTGTTCCAAGTACGAACCCAACGACCACCTGATCGATGCGGAGATCCTTCGGAAATCCGCAGAGACAGCCAAGAAACTCGCCATCGAGAAAGCTCTCAACCCTAAATGATCCTCGACTACTCGATCTACGTCACCGCCGAAGGCGGTGACTGGGCCTCGAACACTTACCCTGACGAGAAGAAATGGGTGGTGGAACTGCAAGGGTCTTGCAGGTCCGCCAACCGTAGGAAAGCCTTGGTCGTCGGGGCGACGGCGGCCCTGGCCGACCTCGACCGAAAATGCAATGTTCGTCTGCTTATTGACGACAATCTTTTGGTAGATACAATTTCCGAGATAGCTCTTGGGCTGAGTCCACAAGCCGCAGCGGGTATTGGGGATTCGGCCCTTGAGCGTTTATTGGAGCAAATGAATCGGCACACACTGGTGTTGTGCTACTGGCCGGAAGATAGCAGGGCCAAGGCCCTGCGCAGACGATTATAGGGCAATCCGATGATCTACACGGTTCAAAATACTAGCAAGATCGGAAAGCCGGTCGACTACATTCTCGATGCTGATGGGAACCAAATCGATGGTCAATCAGTAGCGTGCGACACAGAAACCGGCGAAGTCACCCAGCACGTCTTGGATGAAGCTGGCGTCCCTGTAGTCGACCCCACAGGAACGGCTGTGATGACCGTCACTCGACACTTCAAACCACCGCTCAAAGTGGTGTTTCGCCAAATTGCTGGTTGCCAAGCGACTTAACAACCTGCCCCTCGACGGTCTGCCGATCTTCGATCAGCAACCCGTCCATATCAAGCATCCCAGCCTGCTTGCACGCAAGCAGGATCTTCGATTTTGTCTCCGGGTCCAAGTCCAACTTGGACACGTCGATGTGGGCGTGGATGTGGCTCACCTGCCCGGTGACCTCGATCTTCTGGCCGTACTGCTCGCGGTTCAGCCTTTCGTTGGCAAAGATGATCGCCTTGGCGTTCCCATCTTCGACCAGATCCATCAACTTCGACTCGACGAAGTTGCGTTTCTGGAAGTAGACTTCTTCCCACAGCTTCGCAAACCGAGGATCGTCTTTGGCCCACTTGTCAAGCTGGGCCTTCGAGATGTCGAGCATTTTGCAGCAGGCGTTCAGATCGAAGCGAGTCACGCTCAGGGCGTGGACGAGCAACCGCTGTTTGTCGAAGTCCCCTCGCGTTGCGAGGTTGTACATGACCGCTTCGCGGTCGGACTTGTCCTCAGACAACTCCTCCCAAAGCTCGCGTAGCTCCTTTGGGAGCGAGTTCCCGACGTGCCGGGCAATCAGGCCGTTTCCGCCTCTGCTGTCGGCTCCGGCCTTCCTAGCGGCCAGAATGGCCCGATAGAAGGCCGGTTCGCTTTGCTTCCACTCTTTGAGCTTGCCCTCGGTGATACCGAGGGCAGCGGCCAACTCGGGATCACTGGTTGTGGTCAGCGCAAAAGAAAACGCCTGCCAGATGCGGTCAGGCGTAAACACGTTGGGGTTGGTTTCGGCTTCGGTGGTCATGCCTTAATCCTAGCGAGAATCGCTAGGATTGGCAAGAATTACCTGCGAATCCGAGCGTAAACGCATACGCATCCGTCTTGGTCCACAGGTAGCACACAGCCGCCTCGGGTAGCGAATCTTAGGAGTGTTCGTTCGACGAACTCACCGGTTCGTTCATCCAAAAACTCCACTTGCTTGCCTTCGTCGCCTGTGTCAACCTCGCGGAACCGAGCCTGCGGAGCAGGCTCGGTGACCTTGATTCGGCAGTATGTCCATGCGAAATTGTTACACGAATAAGGAAACCCCGATCCGAAATCAATACTTCGCAGAGTGGCTGTTGTCCATCCTTCTTTCTCACAATCGCGTACTTCACACCAGATTGGCCCGTTCTTGAGATCTTCGACGGTTGGCGTTCGCCAACCGGTCGAAGTCTGTTCGGGTTCCGGAGCCTGCGGAGCAGGCTCGGTGACCCTGATCCGGCATTGGTTCCAATGCGGCGGATCGACGTAGAACCTAGTCTGACGCTGGGCCTCAAATCGCCAAGCTCTTGAATTGTGAACACAAACCAAAAACCCTGGTATCCACGGCTCGTCATGATAGTCTCGCACTTCGCACGCAATCGGCCCGTCCTTGAGATCTTCGACGGTTGGCGTTCGCCAACCGGTCGAAGTCTGTTCGGGTTCCGGAGCCTGCGGAGCAGGCTCAGCAATCGCAACACCAACAACCCCGTTTGCGTCAATCATGCTATTGAGCTTGACCGACACTTCGTGTTCTTTTTCCTGTTCGGGTTTCGGAGACTTGTCGACGACTTTGACGTGCCACTCAAAAGAAACACTAGCGTTTGGACTGTTTCTTTCGTATGGCCGCTTGGTTGCGTATTCCATGCCGGTTGTGTTGCGTTTGTTGTTAGGATTGTGTTTCATGCCCACCAGAATACCCTTCCAAGGTTGTTGGTTTCCCCAGTCCGGGTAGATCATGCACTCAATCGGCCCGTTGTCGAGATCCGAAAACTTCGGATCTCGGAGTACCTGCGTCTTGATTTCGCAGATTTGCCATCGAACGGTTCTGCCCCTCCAAGACGCATCTCCTTCGAGGTATCTGATATTCGAGCCGTCTGACTCAAATCCGAAAAGGTAACGCTCTCGCCACATTTGTGGAACGAGGTCGCGGAAGCGAGCCTTTTGAGGCTCGCCGCCATTTGCCAGATCAATCAAATCCTGCCGGGTGACGGGACGCCACCCGGTGACGGTCGCATTTTCAATGCTCATAATTTTGCCCTTGTTCGTAAGTTACGCTTCGTAGAAATCCGCACAAATAACAACACTTTTGCCCCGCATTTGTAGTTTTTCGCAGGTGCTTTGCTTTTCATCAAGCCAAGCAGATTCGCCTTCGTCGCCCCTGTATGCCGAGGCGAGTGTACGAGCCTCCTTTTCGTTTTTAGCACGAACTACGACTTCTCGTAGTTCGTCGTAGCTGCATTCAGGTTCAGGTCTGTTCAAAATGTACAGTGGCATGGTTTCCTCCGAAAGTTGTGAAATGTTTCGACTCTGCCCAGGTTCTACGCTCGGCGTAGAACCATTTCCAAAATAATCTAACCCATTGACATGCGATAGGGGTCTGGTTACAATTTACGGCATCTCGTAGGGCCAACTCGGTCGCTAGATGGGTTCGCTGGCCTGATTCCTTAGGGAATTGCAGGGCCACTGCTAAACAGGGAGCAAGTAAGCGTGATGCCGAAAGCCTCGGAATGCCTGTGTACGATAAGCGATCTACGAGAAAGAAACGTGACCGAAGGGCGTTGCAACGCCCTTCGGTCTTTTCGCGTTTCGCAACAAAAACACGTTTCTTTCTCGTAGATAAACGACGAGCTATTCGTAACAAAACTCAATACGCTGGCCCCCACTACGGAGGGCAGGCTACTCCACCGAACAGGCGGTGGCAGGTAAACTTCGGTACGGCGAAAGGGGCACTGCCTACTAGGCAGTTCCACGCAACGGGTGGGTGGTCGATCCCACAATAAGAACAACGCCGTGGTCACTCTCTGATTCCAGATAAACCAAAAGCCCTGCCGGTGGTTCCCAAACACCGGAAGAAACCGTACCGAGAGCCATAAGTAACCAGCGTCCCCCTAGCGGGGAACTTGATTTCCTTCTGTATGGTGGGGAATCAGGAGGGATGTTCGTTTGGCTTTTTCCGAACTTGGCAGGAAGTTTTCCTGCCGCTCGAAGTCGGCTACAATGGTGGGCAGTCTTGCCCACCACTCTTACCTAGAAAGCCAAAAATGGCTAAGCCTGAGCCGGTCGTAGATCCTAGTCCTCGTCGAAAGTTCAACGCGAGTCAGGAATCGGGTATGAAACTTTTGCAGGAATTCCCGATAGTGGCCCTAGTCGGCCCGGCGGGTTCGGGCAAGACGCACCTTGCCCTCGAATACGCCGGGTGGGCGATTCGCAGGCAGAGGGCCGAACGAGTCTTTTTCGTTCGGTCCCCGGTTGAGATGGGTCGCAGTTCGCTGGGGTTCATCCCCGGCGAACCGAACGAAAAGATGGCCCCCTACGTCGCGCACGCCAAGGAGATCGCCAAGTCGATTGGCATCAGCGAACACGCGCTGAGCGTCGTTCCGCTGTGCTACGTTCAGGGGCGGACTTTCACCGATGCTGTGGTGATTGTGGACGAGTGCCAAGTCCTCGACTTGGACGAGTTCAGAGCCATCGTCACTCGACTCGGCAAAGGATCTTCGATGATTTTTTGCGGAGATCCCGCTCAGGATACTAGACACCGTGGGCAATTCCGAGTATTTTTAGACAAGATCGAGGGCTTGTCGTGCGTTGCGGTTCAGCAGTTTTCAACTGCTGACAACATGCGCCACCCTGCGATTGTTGAAATACTCAATGCTTTGGAGGATGCCTGATGGTCAATTTTCTGTACGCCACACTCGGTGCTATTTTGCTGGTCGGACTGGCCGGTTGCATGTACATCGAGCTTGATTCTCGATCTCGGAGACTCGACACTCTCACCAAGGAGTTCGAGATCCGCATCGCGGAACTCGAAGTCCGTGTAGGCGAATACGAAGTGCAAAGCACTTCGACGGGTGCAGAATGACCCCCACCGAAGCCAACACAAGAAACATCGAAGCTCTGATCCTCATGACGCAAGTGCTGTGGGTACTTTTGGCTGTTATTTTCGTTTTCGGAGTGCCCTGGCTTTACGAATTGGAGCAACGACTCGATAGGTTCGAGGCGTTGCACCCTGAACCCGTTTGCGAGAAGTGCGGCAAATGATTAACCTAATCGGCGACTTCATAAAAGCAGCGAGGGCGGAAGCAGTTCGGATCGAATCGAATCCGTGGTTCGCTTGGTTGCCTGAGTCTTGGGAAGATTTCAGCTACCTCTGTGCGTTCTACTTTGCGATGTGTTGCCTCGGGGTAGTGGTGTTGCTACCTATCGCTGTGTTGTTGCTGGCTGGGTACGCTTGTGGGCATTTAGCAGGAGTTTGGTAATATGACTGAAACTGGACTAATCACTTGGTACATCGTTCAGCTTGTGCTATGGACTGGGCCTTTCGGCGTGGCGGCATTTTTGGTGGGTTGTTTCTTCGCAGGCTATTTTTTAGGCCGTTGGCTGTCTAATCGGGGGCGTGGTAAATGAAACGGGCAAGAAAGCGCGTGGCTAGGGCGGTTTTTGTTATGGTTTGGTTCGCGTTCCTACCGTTCGCTTTTGCGCATGTGGTGCTAGAGGCGATTATGCTCGGAGTCTACTCAATGCTTGACAGCCTAGAGGAAATCGCAAATGACGAATGAACACGACGAAATCAAACACCTGCGGGGTCAAATGCGAAGCATCGAAAACGATGTTGGGCAAATGAACGCCAACACCCTGCTGTTGGTGCTTATCTCAGCGACTAGCCTCATGCTCAATCTCGTCCAGATTATTTTATTTGCTGTTTTCATGTCGCAACAAGGGAGCGGACAATGACCGAAGCCAAAGTGCCAGAAGTACACATCGAACCGAAGATCCAACAGATCCAACTGAGAGTGGTTTCCGAAGTGCCGAGTTCGGTTGAGCCGTTCATGCTGCTTTCGGCAGTTTCGTTTGTTTTGTGCGGTGTTTTGATCTTCACTTGCATTGTCCTGAGCCTCCGACTACAGCGACTCGAAGCCTACCAAGGCATCGACTCAGTCGGAAAGGTAATCAAGGACTCCGATTGGAGGCAAGACCACAAGAGACTCAACGACAACGTCAATTCGGCTGTTGATTCCATCAACAGCCGAATAGAGAAACTGGAAGGGGAAACCAAGTAATGGCATTGCTTCTGTTCGTGTTTTGGGTAGGCTTTCTTTGTCTCGTATGTTCAGGACTCGGTAAATGATCGAACCCATTGGATCAAGTCTTTCGCCCCTAGTGTTCGAGTTGTTGCATTTAGCGATATGTTATTCTACCGCTCGACTGGTGGTCATACGATTCCAGATGCCGGATTAAGGACAGCGAATGACGAGCGAACCCAAAGTACCCGAAGAAACCCAAGACCCCTGGGAGTCGGCAACGGCGATGCGTTGCCGAGACGAAACCAAACCGGATCAACACACCCAAGAATCACAGCCGGTAGACTGGATCGGCACGTTGGTGCTTTTCGTTGTGCTGTACTCGCTGGTTGTGGGTGCTTACCTTGCAGGTAAGCACCAAGACACCATCCAAAAGAAGATCGAACAAGTGCGAAGGAACTGGGCGAAATGATCGACTTCCCACGAGACAAACGCAAGTGGACGATCTTCCACAAGATCGCCCACTCCAACCCTAGAATCGGAGCCCAGTTGCTTGTAGTCCTGGAGGACTACAAGCAGGAAAAAAGCGAGATTCGACAATGGCTTACCGACGTTGAATTGATTGACAGTCTCATGCGAAGCCACCCCGAAATCATAGCACACTCAACCGTGTCGGGATGGCAGAACTTTCTCAAAAAGGTGCGTAATGGCAAAATCGAAATCACTACTCGGAAGCCTCCAAAAAACCGTAGCCGAAAAGCAGGAAAAGCTCCAACAGGCCGCCGAGTCGCAAAAGCCAAATGACCTCTCGGCCACGTTCTCCGACGATGTCGGAGATCTTGTCTACCACGGAGACAAGATCAAAACGGTAGAAGAACTGCTCTCGCACGCCAAAGTCGATCTCGACGTTTGGGAAGTCGCTGAGTACAAAATCAATCGCTGGGAAGTCGCCGGGAAGCGAAAAGTTGCCATAGGCACAAAGAGCATCGAAACGCTGTGGCAAGTCCCCAACTTGCAGATCACAGTCAAGCTCCGCCGAAAGGCCCCCAAGACGATCCAAGAGGGCATCCTTGGCTTGATCGCCAAGTTCCCCCAAGCACCCAAGCCAAAGCCCCGCAAGGCTCGCCCCGCTTCGCATCTCGTTGAATTCAGCCTGTACGACTGCCACTTCGGGAAGCTCTGTTGGGGGAAGCAAACAGGGTCGGATGACTACGATCTCCAAATAGCCACCGAGGACTATACCCAAGCCGTCGATCACATGGCCGAGCATGTGAGTCACTATGCCGTCGACGAGGTCGTCATTCCCCTTGGGAATGACTTCCTCCACTTCGATGACTTCTCTACCAAGGCCACAACCAAGGGCACAATCGTCGATTCCACCGACGACCGGCCAACGAAGGTATTCCGAGCCGGATACGGCGTGTTGAAACACGCCGCTGATGTCGCCTTGCAGATCGCAAACAAAGTCCACTTTGTTTGGGTTCCGGGCAACCACGACTACCACGCAAGCTGGTACTTGGCTGAGCTTCTGAGCATCCACTTTGCGAAGGACTCTCGCGTTGTCGTCGACAACGCTGAGACTCGCAAGCACAGACTCTACGGGAAAAACCTGATCGGATGGGACCACGGGGAAGGTATGAGCCTGGAAAAGTTGGCCCACACCATGCCGATTGAAGCCGCCGAGTATTGGAGCCAAAGTGTGTACCGGTACATGCGAGTCGGCCACTTCCACAAAAAGAAGCAGATCCGCCACCTGAACACGGATACCTATGAGGGTATCCGTGTTGACGTTATCCCGAGCTTGTCCTCTACGGACAAGTGGCACTACAAAAATGGATACATCGGCAGCCAAAGGGCCGCCGAGGTCGCTGTATGGGACAAGGAAGCTGGCATGATTGCCAGCTTCACAGTTGAGGCACAAAGCGCAATCGAAAATAGGAAAAAGCAGCATGGTAAAGGCTAGTTTGAATTACTTCCTGAACGTCCCCGGCCACCTGTTTGAAACCGAGGGGCGATTGCTACAGCAACTCGCCGAAGGAAAAAGGGTGCTGGACATCGGCACGCATCACGGCAGGGCCGCCGCCGCTATGGCGGCGACGGCAAAGCATGTAAAGACGATTGATTGGTATCAAGGAGACTCGATGATCGGGGCTCCTGATGTGGATAAAGTCAAGGAACTGATCTACCCCTTGGAGAACGTCGAGTGCCTCTTTGGGGACTGGTTCGCTTTGCTTATGTGCAAATTGACTTTGTTTGCACCTGACACATACGACATGATCTTCTACGATGCCGCCCATCGGCCCCCAGAACCCTACGAGAAGGACTTCCTCGCCTGTGTAGCGGATTTCCCCGGAGTGATCGCCCTGCACGACTACAAGCCCAAATTGGAAGAATACGGACTCGCCGTGGCGGCGATGGACGACTTCGCAAAAAGAACGGGCCGAACGATGTTCGGCCCGGTCGCGGGATCTTCGATTGTGTGGTTCGAGGCTCTCTAAGGCGTTTCCACACCGTCGAGGTTCTCGAAGGTAGGCAACCACCGCCAATGCGTGACGTTGTCCACACGATAATCCTCCGGGAAAAGCTCCACCCCACACAACAGCCATCGGTTGGGCTTGTCTTGTTTGCCGGGGTAGTACCTCGCTGTGAACATATCGAACACCCCACCCCGCCCCACCAAGACCAAAACGGGCATCGACGATTCCTCCTCGAAAGGCCCCCAAACAGCCATGAAAGGCAGGCAATCGCCTACGGCGTGCCATGCTTCGGGTTGAGGATCATGGCCTTCTCGGATGTGTGAATAATACTTTTTTGGCATGGTGCAAACCTCCAAAGAAAAACCAAACGAAAAAGAAACCTACTCCGCATGACGACCGGCAAGCCGGTCGTCATCCACCGAACCCAAAATCGCCTCGCGGACAGCCTGTCGGCTCTCCGCGAATGCGGGAATCGTCCAACACCCCGGCGAGTTCTCATGTGCCCGGAACGGCGGCGTAGCCGCCGTTCCAGGCGGCCAGCTTCTTGTCACCCCTTCGAGGTCGTTCGCGTTGCGAACGACCGTTTCGGTGAGGTTGTACTGATCCTGGAACGAATCGCCGGGCTTGACTTCTTGCCCGAATCGGAGTTCACCGGCGGTGAACTCCGGGAAGCCCGAAAGGAACCGCAGTTCGATGGCTTCGAGATCATCGACGGCTTTGCCGATGTTCCGAAGCTGGTTTGCGGCCTCCAGTTTCGCGTCGAGGGGGGTTTCCCCCTCGACGATCCACAGGCTAAGGCCCCCAAAAACTACCGCGAACTTACCCTTTGGCATAGCTTGATACCCTAGTTGATTGGGTGCGACTCGTTGAGTCGCACAGCGTGTGCCATCGCCAAAACGATGCTCTGGTGTCGATTCCACCATGCCCTAGCTTTGGGGTGCATTGCGTGAACTTCTTCGGGATCGTCT